CGGTGAAATGCCGAAGCAACAAATTCTAATCTCATTTTCATTTTACCGCGCCAATAATAAAAAGGCGCAACAGCAAAAGCACAAGGTAAAGGTTGAACATAAACTCTATTGACGTCAGGGAAAATGGTGCTTAGTTGTGGTGTAACCGCATAAAGCGCCAAAGGGGAAGTCATTGGTAAATCAGTCTCAGTCCAAGTAACAGTGTTGAGGTACGCTTCTTTACTAGCCATATTGGCTATAACAAGTTCGTCATCATCAACAGAAACCAACTGTGTGCCTATGCTTAATTCTTGTTTAGGATCCAAAGTGACTCTTTTAGAAGTGTCGGTTCCAATAATCTGTGCCCCATTGGTAAAGGGGCGATTTTTAACATAGTCTGGCACATTGTTGTAAACAGGTTTTGAAAAACCATAGATAGAAGCGGCTTCACCTAACTTGTATGCAAAATCGGACGCACGTGCAAAATGTACGCCGATCTTAGGCACCGACTTAAATAAAGCCAAACCACTAGCGACAGCAGTAGTCAAAGTCTCGATAGGACCTTCTTTGGATTCATCGTATTCTCCCGACTCAGTGACAATTTCAACTTGAGTGGCGGTAGAGCAACCGAGTGAAACCCCTGTCGCATGTGCATAAACTCTCCAATAAACGTCACTTGAAACTCCTGAGGAAGAAGACTTAATAGGATTTATGGTGTACAGGAATAAAGTCCCTGCATTTTCAAAATCATCTAAAGAATCTCCAGAACCCAGAGGTAAAACGCTAGTGTTAAACAATCGATGAGAGGGTTTAGGCGATAAGAAAGGAACTAACAAATCAATAGCTTCACTATTGCAGACATCCAAATAAATTTTTTCGCGAGCTTGCGAAAGATAATTGAGAGTAAGGTTTCTCGAAACAAAGACGAGTGCGTAATCTCTTAGTAAAGACTGCGTAAGTGGTTGATTCCTAGTGGGGTAAGGTTGATACGAAGCTAGCAACTTTCCATAATGGAAAGGACTAGCGCTCAATACAACCCTAACGACCAAATCACCCTTAAAATAGGCGTAATTTCGAAGTTTAGCACGAATAGAAGGTTCAGAGGACCACAAATCCCAAACTGGGATCTCCTCGTTAACCGAAGTGCCAACAGCGATGCTACCGGAAGCTATTTCGACAGGACGACTTAAAAAGTCTTCCATGTGAAGAGATTCCTTCTGGCCAATATTTAAAAAATCGGTCGAGGTATCTCCTTGCTTGTCAAAGTAACCCCCGGTGTCATCACTAAGGTTTTCCATTTTGTACTCACCTGATTCAGTTTTAATTTCAGTGTATTCTGCATTTCTGCAGTTCTTATTTTCTAATGTTGTACTCATCATGTAATCATCAAAGGAAATGTCACCACGTTTGAATTGAATCTTTCCATAAATGGAAAGTTCAATGGTTTTATAATTAGGCAGGGGTGGTAAACCTTGCGTAGAAAACTTGTATTCTTGCTTATACAAATAGAGCAGTTCGAGTTGTACATCTCGGTAACTATCACTGTCCAAATACATAAACGCCTCATACAAGAAAGACTGTATGGTTTGATAAACTTGAAGTTCTTCAGCTATTGAGCCAGAAGGCATAACCCACTCTAGCATCTTATACATAGAATTGAGGTTCAAAGGAGCAAGCCAATATTGGTCAGCTCTATGAAAAAACTTGCGTCGGAGAAAAGAAACTTCTTCAAAAGAAAGGGTTTCAGTAAACACATTGCCTTTACAAGCAGGTGTTATATCCATATTAAAATTTCCCTTAGCGAATTCCTTGAAAGTTAGGTTATTAAACCAACTTTTTATCTCATTCTTGATCGCAGCTATTAAGTCATCACCATAGATGCGAGGCTTTACATAGTCAAAGAAATTCATATCATCGTCAGGTGCCATCGCGTAAAATGCGTACATAAGCATAACCAAACCACGTATTGAATTATCTTCAGCGGTGCCGTACTTACCAGAGGGTTGCATACCTGGTTTCATGACTAAGTCATTGTTAATATCCAACATAGGGTACAACAAATCGTTCAAGAGTTCTTTGAGAACTCCCAAAGCAGCATCATTGTAACCCAACGCTTTAGCAATTCCATAAGCGGCGGAAGCGGCAGCTTCACCGACTTGGAAAGACATGGAAACGTCATATCCGCTATAATCCCATTCAACAAAATAATCTGAAAACTCTGCAAGAGGAACAAAAAGTTCTTCAACATCGGTGTGAGCATCACACCCAACAGCGCAACAAAAAGCATCTTGCATTTCAGGCATCAACGTATATATAGGTGAAAGGAACATATTAGAAATTATCAGAAGATCTATAGACGCCATATAAAACAGGCGAGTTTTTCCTGCCAAAGCTTTTTCAACAAGGCGGGGTTCATCTTTCAATTGGGCACTAAACACATAAGTGTGCGATTCCCCAGAATTGTACTTGTCGAGAATGTCCATGACGTCATTAATAACGCCATAATTGGCTTCCCAGCAGTCTTGAACCTCGTTCCTAGTGAAATATTTGGATTTAGGACCTGGATAACCGAATCCCCCAGAAGCTTTCATATTTAAACGAGCACTAAAAGAGTCACTCGCAACTCCATTTATCGCCTCTTTAAGCCCTACAGGACTAATAGAAATATCGCGATTTCGAGCTTCAAGAACAACACGCTCAACTATTTCATCGCTGACTCTTCTCAATAATGAGGAGTCCAGAACAGGAGCAGTATTGTCC